CTACATATTAAATATAGTTCCAACAACTTTAGGTAAAAACTTAATAATAAGCGCAAATGATAAGTATTTAATACCTACCTTTCCTATCGATTCAGTTGTTCCAGATAATACGCACTTCATTCCTTCTACTGCTCCACCTAGTAAACATATAACATAAGCTACGTCTTTAACATATTGGTAGAAAAAGACACCTGTATTAATTATTTCGCTATCTGCGAATATATTTAAAGTTGTTGATGGTATTACTAAAGCTAATACAATCACTAATCTTTTATATTTATTTTTATCTAAATTTCCTATCCATTTATCTATAGATAGTATTTCTTTATCTCTTATAATTTCAGTCCATGTATTACCATTTATTAGAATTTTCATGAATATTCCCCCTTGAAATGGCCAAAATAATCTTATAATTTTATCTTTGGAGGTTAGTTATGATACACTTTGTAAGAATGCTCGGCTGGTTTGCAGCTGCTTATTTTATCAAACAGTTACCTTAGATTTGAATTATTATCATCATAAGCTTACGTACAGAATGTACTAGGATAATTTTAGAAGGGTTTTATATAGATTTATCGAATTGTATAACTGAATTATATCTTTATAATTCACTTAGCATTTGAGCCTTGTGAGTGCCAGCTCCTTGGCTCTTTTACTTTTTAATCATACTTCCATATATCTTTTTTTCTCATATCTTCTTCTACCAACATCTTAATATATGTGCTTATTCCTAACTTATCTTTTATATCTTCAGTTAAATAGTTATATATTGCTAAGTCTCTTATATTTTCTTTAAAAGATACTGGTAGTTTTAAGGACTGCTTCTTTTTAGTCATCTCTAAACCTCCTCTGATTCTTTCTAATACAATATATGTAGTTTCTGCATAAAGATGACTACTCCTTTTAAAAATTTTTTATTTTTTTCTGCTTAGATGTGCATATTTTGTGTGCAGATTTAATACATATAATTAAATAAAAATTTAAGGAGGTTTAAACATGAGTAAAATAAAACAATATTAAAATACCATTATGCAACAAATAAATATTATCTAATGTAATATTTTGGACTAGGAATTAATTTTTCTATTCTTTTATGCTACTATTATTAAATAAGGGGTGTGAATAATGAAGAAAATATTAAGTTTAATAATAAGTTTAATTTTAGTATTAGCAATCGTTGGGTGTAATAAAACACAAGAGTTGGATACTACAAAATATTTTGAATCAAAAAATGAAGAAGCAATAAAAGAAAATAAAAATCATGAGTATAAAGAAATGTCTAGTTTAGAAACTTTGTCAACAGATAAATTTAAAGATAAAAAAGTAAAAATGGTTGGTAAAGTGAAAGATCTAGAATTAAATGAAAAAACTTTAGAAATGTGGTTAGAAATAGAAAAAAATAATACACCTTATCCTTTAAGAGTTATTATTCCTAGCACTATGGTTAATACAAAATTTTTAGAAGGTGATACAATAACTGTTTACGGCAGATTCGCTGGACTTACAACTAAAACTCACGATGATAAAAAGGTTAATTACTGGCAGTTATCAGCATATTTTATAGAAAAAGGCGATACAACAGCAAATACTAACACGGAAGCAGTTAAGCAAACAAAAGAAAATACAAATAAAGAAGAAACTACTGAGAACAAATCCTCAACACAAACAAGCCACAAATCAAGTAAAGGAAATACTAATAAAAAATCAAACAAAAAAGAATCAACAAGTGGTGGAAATTATGATAATAAAGACGAATTGCCTGGTGGTGGGTACTATACTCACTGTAAAAACGGCCACAAGATATATACTGTAAATGGAGACTATGACTGTGGTAAATGTCAAGAAGAATGGGAAAAAGAACAAGAAAATGAACCTGGATTTATTAAAGATGGTACTGGATTAGGCGAAAAAGAATGGAATAAAAACGATGAACCTGAAGAACATCCAGATAGTTATTATGAATAAATAGAAAAGGCTAGTGAGGAATAAATCCTCTCTAGCTCTTTTAATAATTATATATTTAAACATTGCTTATATTGATATTTAACTTTTTCCATACTAGTTTCTGCATAAATTTGAGTAGTAGTAATACTTTGGTGTCCTAATAATGCTTGCACTGTTGTTATATCTGCTCCCCCCTCAATCATCTTCGTCGCCATAGTATGCCTTAATACATGAGGTGTAACCTTAGCTTCTATTCCAGCTTTTTTCTTTATCTTGAATATTATATCCTGCATAGCCCTTGAGCTTAATCTTTCATAAGGTTTTCTTACTGATACAAATAAGGCTTTATTATTATCAGTTCTGGTGTTTAAATATCTTTCTAAATAGAATTTAGTTTTATCTGAAAAAAATGTTTTTCTTTCCTTATCACCTTTTCCTATAGTAATTATGCAGTTATTTGACATATCTAAATCTTTTATATTAACTTCTTTTATTTCACTCACTCTCATTCCTGTAGCAAAAGCAAACTCAACTATAGCTCGGTCTCTATCTTTAGTGCAATTAATTCTAAGTTTCTCTAGATTTACAGTATTAAGAGATTTAACAAGTCTTATAGGTTCTTTAGACTTTTTAAGTTTTTTAGCAGGGTTTTTCTCTATATAATCTTCATCAACCAACCATGCAAAGAATGTTTTGATTTGTGTAATTATACCGTTTACACTAGTAACTTTTAATTTTTCTTGTTTGTGTAAAATATACATTCTTAAATCAGCTATACTTATTTTACTATAAGATTTATTGATATAATTATCTAATTCTCTTAGTACATAATATCTATTTTTTAATGTATCGTGCGCTAAACCTTCTATTCTTTTAGTTTGTAAGTATAGATTTACTAATTCAATAAACGAACTCTCTTCTTCTTCTATTTCATAGATATCATAATTAGAAGTACATTTATACATTATGTCTAGGATTTGTTGCTGTTCAATAATTGGCATATCAAGCACTTTATTAATCTCACAAACACACTTAGTTATAAATTTTTCGTTATTTGTATTCATATTATTCTCCCCTTATTTCGCAAATATATATAATATTAGTTATATAATATTACTTTTTAGTTATATTTGCAACATTTTTATAACTTTTTATTTATTTTTTATTCCTTTTTAGTTATAATATTATAGAAGGGGTGATGTTATGGATATTATAAAAGAAATAAAGAAAATTATGATAGATGAAAATATGAATATAGTTAGCTTAGCTGAAAAATTAAATACTTCTCAACCTAACTTATCTAAGAAATTCAAGAGGAATAATCCAACTATAAGTGATCTTGAAGAAATAGCTGCTGCATTAAATAGAGAAATAGAAATAAATTTTATCAAAAAATAAAAAAGAGCTGGTAAGGAACTTAATCCCTACCAGCTCTTTTATTTATAGTAATTTTATATACTTACTACTAGTATTTATGTAACCCATGTCACCTTCTACCCAAATAGAAGCCCAGCCATTATTAACATATCCTACTTCTACTATAGCTCCTTCTTTTAATTTAAAATCATATTTTCCAAGTTTTCCATTCTTATCTGGTCTTGATTTTCTTACATTAAGTGTAGGAGTTATTACTATTGCTTTCTTGTTGTAATCTCCATTTTTTAACTTTACATATTTTTCTTTTGAATACACTAGATTAGTAAACCAATCCCAAGTATAACCCTTCCATTTAGCTCTTAGTTTACTTGGACAGTTCTTTCCGCTCCAATAGTTGTGTTGTACTACTTTTTTAACTGTTTTGATTTCTGCTAATATAATTTTTACTAATTCAGCTGCATTCTTATAAGCTTTTTCTTGTAATGATTTATCATCATATTGGCATATTTCTATACCTATACTAGTTGAACTTCCTGTTCTGTTTCCAGCATGCCAACAAGTTCTATATAAATTTACACACTGCATTATTTTTGTTGCAGATACACAAATCTGAAAAGATGCTTGTTTTCTACTTGTATCACTATTTCCATTCTTTAATGATTTGTATATTTGTTCTGAAGATACATTAGGCATATCTGTCTCATGTATTGTAACAGATGATGGTGTAAATGATACATAAGGTATCATCCATCCTTTTTTTAATAATCCAGAACTATCAACAGTAGCAGTTCCTATTTTACATCCATTCTTTATTACTCCATTATTAATGTAACTCATAACTATTTTACCTCCTTATTATCTCTTAGTTGAATAAGAGTATCTTTTAATTTATCTGGGATAGGTACAAACTCACCAGCATTTTCAAGCAATGATAAAGATTCGTTAGCTATAAAGAATAGTATTGTTATCTCTCTAAGTGGTATTGCATCCCCTACTATGCCTTGGATAACATAAGCAGTAGCTATTACAACAAATATAATTATTTTTCTAATCAACCCTTTAAATCCTATTTCACTTGATAAGGATTTGTTATATACAGCTTTTAATAATCCTGTTACATAATCTAGCACAACTAATATTACAATTGCTTTTAGTAACATATCCCAACCTCCTAAGAACTTGCACATAAAACCACCAATTAAACCAAACCCTACACTTATTTCATTAAAATATTTTTCCATTTCCTTTTCTCCTTTCGTTTTTTTGCATTAAAAAAAGACCTAAAATTAATTAGATCCTTTTAATTACTTTGTTTAAATACCTTATATTACATCAATTCTTTTAATATCTTTAACCTTATTGCCACATTTTTCGCAAGTCCAAGTAATTTCTGCTTTAACATCTTTAACTTTTCCGTTAACCTCACTTGCACACCCACATAAACATATCTCTGTATTATCATCATTTAAATTTGATACATGTTCACACAAATAGCAAATGCCTTTCTCTGGTATTATTAATTTGTTCATAGTTAGCACATCCCCCTAATACATTTTTTCTAACTAATTCTACATATTAGGAGGATATTCCTTCTAAATTGACCTATAAAGTATAACTATCCCTATGAAGGATAAAATCCCAACTGCCAAACCAATTAAGCATATAATTAAAGCAACGCACAATAAAATATTCATTTAATCACCTCGGTAGTGATTATTGACACTATTGATAGTAACTAAACTTATTGCGTAATTGATTTAAATTGTGTAACTAAGAATTATTGCTTAAAGTTTTATTCCCATTTCCATTTATAGTATCAAACATGGAATTTACAACAGTTATTGTATCGCCAGTAGGGCAATAAATATCAGAAAAATTATTAAAACTAATACATCCATCTATCCACATAATGGCACTTCCACCTTGCGTTCCCATTCCTTGATTCCAATTAGAATCTGTCGCCAATGAGTCATATGTAATACATCCTAAATTAACACTTTTCACTTCTTGCGCATCAATTATATTTCCACCATAATTTCCATAACAAATTCCATTAATTCTTATACCTCTTGACTTAGCATGAGCCGTACTTCCATTATGAGTATTAGGTGTTTGAATGGTATTACTATTATCTCCATTTCCATAGGCTATACAGTCAATTTCAATAAAATCAACTATACTTGAGTTTCCAATATTAGTTGAATAATTAAAACCATCTTTTCTACTGTAAGCACATATTGTTTTTTGATGATATGAGCGTTTGCAATTTAGAGATAATATTGAATCTAAGTCAGTAGAAAAATAACATTCACAATTTTTCGTATATAATTCATGTTGATTGTAATTAGCATCACCTAAAATTCTTATGTTTGAATATCCACCAACAAATATAATATTTTCAAGGTATAATTTGATATTTTGTGTGTTTCCATTTTGCGTTAAAGCCAATCCGCTTGCTATAATTGGTAAAACTCTAGTTGGAGTATTTCCATTCGTATTTATATATGTTTTTGTCCCATCACAATAAAAAGAATATGGTGTATTAGATACATTAATCAAGCCATCAACTTGTTTGTATTGTCTAGGACGTTCAATTTCATTTAAATCTGCAACTTTTACAACATTATTTCTAGTAACTTCATATACATTACTATATGTTGTGTTTACTACCCATGTTGGTTTATCTCCCATAAATACTATAACTTTATTTTCTGCTTCGATATTTACACTTTTATTAATTGTAGTGCTTTGTGTCCACTCATGTCTTCCCAACAAAGTATACTTGTCATTTATTATCTTTATAGTATCGCCATCACTCGCAAGTATTAATGCTTTAGTAATACTTTGATAAGGTGTTTGTCTTGTTAATCCATCATTCGTGGATAATCCATTTATAACATCTACATATACAATTTTGCTACTGGCATTTTTATAATTCGATACGTTAAAATCAGTTATAAATTGTTGTTTATTTTTATAAACTTTAGGTAAATTATCATATCTTAATGAAAATTCACTCGGAAATATATATTCTTCATTTTTTATTAAAACTTTTGGATAATTATTTCTTATCATCGTCCCATATCTTTTAGATTTATTCCCAACAGTATTAAATTGCGCATCAACTCCACTAAACTTTTCTTCTATTTTTTTATTAGAATATGTCTTTGTATCGCTAACATTTACATTGTCTATATTATTTACTGTCTGTGCAGTTTCTTGAACCTCTTTAATTAACTCTTTTAATATAGGCAGGTCTGGATCTGTTACTATTTCAGAATTTAATCCAGTTAGTTTGTCTGCTTCAACAGTATATGCAAAATACCTCATGGTTAAATTTTGAGTTGTATTTTTTACATATGTTTGGCATATAACTTCTCCGATTTGATTAGTAAAATCTTCGCCTAACTCAAATTTCCATATTGCACAAGTTTCATCTGGCAAATCAGTACTTAAAACTCCAGGAACTGTTCGAATCTGATTAGTTTTAGGCTTGATTACATCAATTGTTACTGTATAATTACTTGCTTCATCTACTGCTACTTCTTTTTGTGCTCCATCTGGACTTTCTGCTATTAATTTCATATATATGTTTGCAACATTTTTGTCGCTGTTGTAATACTTAATACTACCCTCTTTTGATATACTTCTAGTCATAAGGTCCGCAGAAAGCAAGTCCTTTCGATCTAAATATGACATTGATTATCTCCTTCCTTTTGCAAAATAAAAGAGCCTACATTTATTAGGCTCTTACTCTATCACTAAGTGTTCACAACCACTTTGGATTAATATTATTTTTACTTGCGGCTTTAAACTTGTTGGGACTTGTTTATAAGTCATATAATCGTACATTATTCTATATGCTAAAAAATTTGCCATTACACTATACCTCCTCCCATAGTTGAAATTATTAAATCTTGCATAGCACTCTCCAAAATTTCTAATCTCTCATTTTCGTTTAAATTTATAGTTGATGGTTGATCTCTATCTAACATTGCCTGTTGCTCATCTGCGCTAGGTATATAATCATCAAATTCATTTGCCATGTTATCACTACTCCTTGTATGTTATTTCTACTTTTGCACTACTAGAACATCCTACATAAGTACCATATGAGCTGTCATATAGTCCGAATCCTTTAATTGTTCCGTCTTTGATACCTTTTAATACAGTTGAATTAGTAATATTAATACTTACATAGTCACCACTATATGCTCCTATTTCTACAGAAGCAAAATAAGTTGGTGCGTCTGGACTACTTGGTCTACTTAAATAATTGTGATATGCAAGTTTAATAGTTGATTTACTACTCCATGCTCCTATTTGCGCTCTTTTAACTTTTAATACAACTTTTAATACTTCAGAACCTTTAATTTGTCCGAGTTGAGAACCAAAGAACCAATATCCTCTACAGTTACCACTTCCGTATCCATTACCTTCTATAACAATATTTTCTTTTCTCCAAGAGTCATAAGTTGTTCTCCATGTATCACCACTGTTTGATGTATAAGTAACTTTTTTAGTGGTTACAGTTGGTTCAGTAGAAGTATTTGAATCACTGCTACTAATTCCATCAAAAGTGCCCCCATGATATTTTACTGTTCCTCCGCTAGATTCATACGTATTACCTGAAGTGCCTCCAGTGTGTACACCATTACTAAGTCTTATTTGTCCACCAGATACTGCTATAAATCCATATTTTTTAACCTTCCCAGAACTTGAATCATCATAAATTATACCATTTGCATTTGTTCGAAATCCGTAGTCGCAACCAACTATAGTTATACCTCTCGTGTACATACAACCAGTACTTCCACAAGCAACTCCTGCACTTTCAGTACATCCACTTGCCAAAGTTTTAGCTTCATAAACTTTCATGTTATACATTGCTACATCAGGTGAACCCATATTTAGCATACTTGCGGATACACCGGCAGCACTTTTACCAACATAAGGCATTATGATTCCTGTATTTCCCATGGAGTCATCTATTGTACCACCGTAAACTTCATGCATACAGATAGTTCTATAAACAGTATACGTTCCATATAGTGTATGACCTCCAAAGAATATTCTCAATCTTCCACTTCCGAACCAATCCGTTGATATAGTTTCAGTTATGTCTGAATTTAATTGTATATTTATTGTTTTACCATTTAAATTTTTAGGTATACTATCTAAAGCGCCACCTAATGTTTTGAATGTTGCTCCATCTTTTAAGATTGATTCATCATCACCATCTTTTTCATGTACATAAATATTCATACTACTATCTAATGATTGTGGATATTTAGAACTATTTATACTATCTGTGACATTTAGGTTAGTACAAGTTAAATCACCATTTATATTTAAATCTTGCAAAACCATTCTTCCTTCTTCATCAATTCTCCATCCTGTTCCTTCAAGTAGCCCTTCAATCAGTATTTTTTTAGCACTAAGTTGTATATCACTTTCTGCAATCAATTGTATAAGTGTTGGTGTCAATACTATACTAGATTCATCTTCACCATCAGTAGCTATCATTTTAAATTTATTTACTAACATAGTAAGTTCTGGAATACTTGTGCCATCTATAAGAACATTATTATCTTCATCCTTGTATAACCAAGGTTTCCTTCCATCGTCAGTTAATATATTGAGTATTTCATCAGAAGTCGCTCCAACCATGCCATCTGCTAATTCTTGAACTCTTTCTTCTAATGTTTTCTTTTGTATTACTTCTGTATTTTCCTTAATTGAGTTATAAGCTTCTGAATACTGTTCTTTAACTTGTTCAATTTCTACATTGTCTTCTGCAGTTATTTCTCCCTTTTCAAGTATCGATGTGAATATAGCTACAAGTTGTTCTTTTGCATTTTCGTAATTTTCTTTTGCTTCTACTGTAACTTCTTGTATATTGTCAAATTCGTCTTCCTCTTCACCTTCTTGTACGATATCCTCTTCAATGTCTTCATAGAATGAATCTGGTTGTTCTTCTAGTCCTGTATCTTCTTCTATAAATACATCATCTTCTTCTATTACTTCAATTAGTTCTCCATTTTCATCAATTTCAGGAGTGTCAAACTCCTTATCTATATCTGTAAGCATTTGACCACCTCCTAACCTACTCTGATTCTACCTACAAATAAAATATTTTTACTTGCCAAGTCTTTTACATTTACATATCTAAATGCTCCATTTGCAACTCCTGTTGTACATTCAATCGCTTGTAATATCCCGCTTGAGTTTTTACCTGTAACAATTGCAGTATGAGAAATTCCCATGAATTCATTGTTATTTACTCCATCTGTATCCATGAATAATATATCTCCTGGATTTAAGTTGCTATAATTTGTTAGGTCTGCTCCGTCCAATATCCATCCTTGCTCAACGAAATATTTTGCTATATTGGCTTCTTGCCTAATAGAAGGTAATGCCCAACAACAATTAGGATTCTTTTTATTGTCTGTTCTTGAATTATTTCCGTACGGACTCTTATTGTAGCTTAATCCCATTAATATATAATTGAGAAATGCACTATCGTCTATGTGCATCTTACCATTTGTTTTCCATTTGCTTATATTTTCAGAAGGATTACTAAAATCAGCTGGAGTTGTATTATTGTAAATAAAATTACTATTCTTACTATAGAATCCTTTTGCATATCCAATTAGTTGATCTGCATATTTAAATCCATCAAACTTCGCATAGCTTCCACCTTTGTGAACTGCACTAACTGAACCTAAATATTTAGTATTTGCTATTTCGATGTCTGGGTTATAATACGCAGTTATCGTATATGTTGTATCAGCCTTTAAAATTAACTGTCCCTTCTTACAGTGAGTACCTTGTAGATATATCCTTGGACTTTGATAAAATTTTGTAGGTTCACTATTTTTATTTGTTGTAAATACAAGTTTTGAATAATAAGCATCATCTCTATAATCAGGCATATGAATTTTCATTGATTTTACAGGTTTAGAGTATTTATATACATTTTGAGTCAACAAAGTAACTGATACAGATGTACTACTACTTGTGACTTTCCCTCCTGTTGCAAGAGCTAATATAGCTTTCTTATATGCTGTATAGTATGTTTGACAAGATGTCTTATCTTTCATTGTCCAACCATCTGTTGTAAGTGAAGGTGATATTGCTCCATTTGTTAAAAGTGAACCAGGTATTTGTACTAAAATTACATATTTAGTTTTATTTGAAAAATCTAACATTGCATCATTAAAGGTATCAATTTGCTTATTTACTTCAATATAATTAGGATAAGCACTTGTCACATGATATTCTTTTGCAATAAAAATAGGCTTCTTAGTATATTTCACCATCAAAGCCTTAATCAACGATTTATAATTTTCAATACCTGTGTCTGTTAGATCGTTAATTCCAAAGTGTAGAAAACAATGTGATACTGTCTTAGGGTATTTATCATCATCATTTATATTATTTATAGTTATATCCTCAACTAGAGTTTTATCATTGTAGTAATCGCTTGGGACTGCGCCATTTAATCCTTTTAGATTTACCTCGTTTGTTTCAACTACCTTAGGTGCATTTGAAGTCGTTGTGGTTGGTGCTTTAGTTGCATTTGCATCTTTATCTACTAAATCATACGGTCTTAAAAAGAATGCAGTTCCTTTGTTTAGCCAATAACTAATATAAGATATTTTTATAGCATTTGGATGATATGCCCATTGACTAGCATGAGCAACTTTTCCATCGCCTATATAAATCATAGTATGATGTGTTTTATTCTCCTTAGTCATATTAGACACTGTTAAGTTTGATGATGTGACTTTAAAATTCGCATCCATAACTATATCTCCTGGTAGTGCATTTTTAATTCCTTCTGTTGTAACTTTCCACATTTTATAACCGCTTTTCTTAGTTGCACCAGCAACCAATGAACCAGCATAACATCCTCGATTATAAACACTTGTAAGCCCTGCGTTTTTATAACAACAACTTACAAAACTAGAACAATCATACACTATTGGATTAGTAATACCATAGTGTCTTCCATACCATCTAATTCTTTTTTCATCATCATAAGTTCTAGGTACTTGATTATATGTTGCTTTTTTATATTTAACATGAAGATTAACTATTTCCTTAGCTTTTGCTACAATCTTATTTCTTACAGCAGTAGCAACACCTGTCTTTATTGTTGTATTTGGATTACTTGTTGTAGTAGAAGTTTTATTTGCTCCGTAACCTCTTTTCTTGCCGTTCTTATCTAAAACATAAGGCAATTGTCCATCAACTACCTTATACCATCTCAAATAGTATTCTATATTTGTAGCTGTTCCTGCGTGTTTTTGTGATACATAAGTTTTTCTTAAGCTTGACCACTCACATTTTAGAGTATTTAATTGTTTATAATATAAATCTTTAACTTTACTAGATTGTTTGCTTAATAATGTACTATCTACGAAAGTTAAATTATTTTTATTAGCAACATATTTACAAATTACCCAATCTGCTCCACCTAATCCAAAGTTGTATCCAACTAGTGAAGCAAATATATTGTATTGAAATCTTTCTAAAGACTTTCTAAACTCATGACATCCAAACATTATTTGATTAGAGATATTCTTATCTACGGTTACTCCATTTAATGTTATTTTACCTCCGATTTTAGGTTTCATAGTTGAGTATGAAGGTGTAAAGCTCTTAGTAGTTCCATCTAGGAATTTTATAGTTTGTTTTCTGTTAAAATATGCACCTCTTTCACATTGCATTAATCCATATCCACCAACAGAAGATTTTGTAGCACAATAAGGATGTCCACTACTTTCAGCGTAAATAATTACATATACTAATTCTGGATCCAATCCAAATTTTTTACTCCAGTACTTAACTATAGTAGAAATTTTATACTCATTAGAACTACTTTTTAATTTACTCATACATGACCAATTAGCTCTAGTTCCTAATGAAAATTTCGAGTAATAAGCTACTGCATTTTTATACTCGGTAGCACTTGCACTGCTTGATGAGGTAGTAGCTGTATTTTCAGTTTTTGTGGTTGTAATAGTTGCACATTTATTCTTTTTAATGCCATATATTCTATTATCTCCTAACCACAAACCACCGTCTATTTTACTAAGCTTAATAGCACGATAATCTTCACTATCTTCAGCTATTTCAGTTTTTTCTATAACAGTATCTTCAAGTGCATCCTCATACTTTTTTAATAACTTTTCTATTTCTTCTGATTGTATATCAAGACTAGCTAAAAACTCTCTTATTCTATCAATATCAGCTTGAGTAAGTTTACCTGTAAATCCTGTTAGCTTATCTATTGTATCTTTAATTACATCATTTTTATTCCAATTCTTCATTTTAGATTTTACTTCTTTATAATTTGAAAATTTACACTCATTTTTCGAGTCCTTCAATATTAATTCAGAAATTCTAGCTTCTAATTGAATTGGTGGTTTAAACTTATCATTTATTATACAAACTGTATCTCCAGAATTTAAACTATTATAATCTTCATCTTTTAAATATACTGGCACTTCATATTCAAATTTTATTTGCTTTATCTCCTGCAATTTTTTCCATGCACTCCAGCAAAGATCAACTGGATTATTATCATCAAATTCAAATTTTCTAATTATATATTTATCTCCATTAGAAAATATTGCATGCGCTTCTTCGTCTAATATAAAATCTTGCCCCTCGCTTTTTTCAACTGGATATCCTTTTTCTTTATCCCAATATACATCTTTAATAGTTATTCCATTTTTACCTATAGGAATTATCCCAGAACAAAATTCTTTTGCATTTTCTTTTCTACTTGTACCAAAAGAATTCAAATTACCTTCAATTCTTTTATAGATTCTATCTCCTTTTTCACCGCTTTCATATACATTTACATAAAATTGATATTTACCATTTATGCTGTCTATTACTTCTGTATCAAATTGTAATTCAATGTCATCATAAGTAGCTATTGCATCTTGCAATACTACATATACTTCTGTAATTTCAGTGATTTTAGTAGTTCTTATTACATTATCTAGAGCAGGGCTTATATATCCAATCTCATAATTTGTATCTTGCAATACAGTAGTTAAAAATGTTCTTACATTACCTTCAATTGTGCAAGGTCTTACATGAGAATTATATAATTCAAGTGCAATTGTTTCGCTTTTTACAGTCTTTGAAGTTGATAGTATCGTTTCTTCTTCTTCGCACTCTGTAATTTGAAACATTCTCGCTTTATTTTTCCTAAAAAAAAGAACAAAGTTTTTCCCTTTAACTTTGTTCGCTGTATCACTATTAATTTTCACATTGAAATCAAATATATCTGCTCCAGTACTAAGATAGCTATGATATTCATAATCATAAAATGTACCATGTGGAAGAATACATAATAACTTCTTATTTTCATCCAATATGTATATTTCTTCTATCATTGTATCCCTCCTTAATACTTTTCTCTGATTGCTACACTAGTATTTATTAAATTATCATTTGAATACACAGTTATTTCTTCTTCTCCTGCACCTAAACTAAAAAATCTACTGCATACATCAATAAGGTCATTGCGTTCAGTTTCATTTAGATATACATTATGTCCATCATTATCAGCATCTATTTCTAATATATCACCTTGTTTGAAATAGGCTACATTTACTTCTTCCTCTGTTGTTGGATTAATTTCGTAACACTGTATATGAGTAAGAGCCATGCCACTTGTTTTTTCCATAGTTCCAGTTGTACCAATATAAAGAACAACATAACTAAGTTTTTCTATCGGCAAATCTGAATATTTTATATTCAGTGTTCTTTGAGTTTTAACTACTTTGCCATCTTTAATTTTTTTAACTTCAACATTCCATTGGTATTTTTTATTAACTATTTTTCTCGAAATAGTCCATGTCCCCCAAAACTCATTCCAGTCTCCTAATATCCCACTTAGTGCATTTGTTACTTTTATTGTTGTTCCATCGCTTCCACTATTTGCAGAATATTTTTTCTTTGGATCAGGAACTAAAGTATTATCTTTTAATACAACTCTGCTTCCAACTTTGCACTTGGGATATGTATGTTCATACCATTCATTGTCATCATACATTCCTAAAACAAATAATCTTTGTCCATTTGTATCAAATCCATACAATTCTATAATACCTGTTTTATCATCTGACGTTTCGTAATCTTCACCTTCTGGATATTCAACTACTGCATCACTAGCTTCAACTAAATTAGCTACACAAACATAACCTATTTTACCATTATACGATTTTGCCATTTTATAATAATATCTCGTATCACCAGAACTATCTATATTTTTATATTTTTTGCTACTTATACATCTTACTACTGTAGCTCCTGGTATTGTTGCCAGTTTAGTTGCGCTGTATTTTGCACTTGAGCGTATAGGAGTATTTTGGTTTGTAACAAAATTTTTCTTTGTTGTTGTAACAGTACCATTCTTTGTCATTTTAGTTATATATTTTGTGCTACAATAACACGTTTTATTTTTATATTGGAATTTTAGCCATCCCTTCGAATGAGTTCCCTTATATATTTCAAATCCTTTTTTTAGAGTCCCGTATTTTTTATAACTAGTTCCTGGACCACTTCTATAATTTAATGTGCTACTAGTAACTTTATAGTAAGTTTCTTCACTTCCAGAATTAATATTTTCTGTTTCAACCTTGAAAGTAGTTGGGTCACCACTTTGACCAGTACTATTGTGACTAATATTACAACTTAACTCAAACTCATCCACTTCTTTAGTAAGATTTAATCTTTTACATATACCTTTCCAAGTTGTCTCACCTTTTCCAGGGCTACTCATACATACACCCTCACCACTATTCGTAAGAGTTAATACTCCTCCACCTGTTCTGTCTGAATCTATGCTAGCACTACTATCAATAAAATCTGATACAGATTCACAATTGTTATATAATACTCTATTGCTATGAGTTTGACTTCCTAAAGATAGTTTGGGATATTTACCTACGAGTATCTTTTGTCCTGTAGATTTCAACTCTACTTGGGCAAAATATGCATCCTTTGTGAATCCAATGCTTATTAATGGATATACAGGCTTTTTACCCTGATTTTCAACTATCACCGAACTTACATTACTATCTTCATTTTCAAACACTTTTATATCTTTCGAGTAATAGTAAGGTTCTGGACAAAATAAACTGATTTTAAATTCCCTAGAATATAAAGCTTCTTTGTCTAACTGTTCTATTTCCTCATCTGGAATTGCTAAAATAAATTTATCTTTATCCTTAAAAAACTGCTTAGGTTCATCTACGTCAAATGTATCTTTTAACTCTTCTAACTTTTGATAATACTCTTCTTGTGTGTCACAATCTATTAATACTGTTATTTCTATTTTGTATGAATTCTTTTTAGATCCATTAAATATTTCTCCATCTACACTAGGTATATCTAATGTATCTATTGTTCTTGATGTTAGTAAAGGCTCTGATATATCTTGTATTTCACATATATCTTCAATATATATATCGTTAAATTTTACATTTTTATATTTATCAAAATAATTAGCCATGTTATTTAACACCTGCCAATCTATTCATTCTCTCTTCTGTTGCACTATTTACATTTCCTACTTCTTTTGCTACTAATTTTCCAACTTGCTTATCACTCATATATATACCTACTTCTTTAAGTCCTCTTACTACAGAACTTGTTAATTTTTCATAATCTATTGTCTCAGTTCTGCTATTTAAGGTACTCAGCTTTCTATCAAGATAATCATAGAAACCATTCAACGGAAGAACCGCTTCTGGTCCAGCTTCTCCCCCTCCGAAAAGCGTTGGTTGTGTCATTATGGCACCTTTTGCATACCATCTAACACCTAAAGAAGGTATACTACCTTTCATAAGGTCTCCTATTTTCCAACCTGGAGGATTTATGCTAAAGTGTGGTACAGGTAAGTTAGGCCATGAAAATTTAAAATTGAAAAATCCTTTTATTGCATCTATGCCTTTTTTAACGGAATCTTTTGCTTTATTAATTTTTTCATTTATTGTATCAGATATTCCACTCCATATACTAGCAGCATTAGATTTAATTGTATCCCAGTTCTTATAAAGTGTTATACCTATTGCTATTAAAGTAGCTATTACTGCAACTACAATTAATACAGGCGTAGATATTGCCGCTATTGCTACTCCTACTCCTGAAAATACTGCTATTCCTGCACTAAATATACCTGTGAGCACTCCCCAGACTGATGATATAATTCCAGCAACACCAATTAATCCAACTAACCCAAGTGCAAGTCCAGCTATTACAATGATAGTAGTCTGTACTGGTTGTGGTAGACTTTGAAATGCTGATACTAATACACTGAATCCATTCGCAACTGTTAATATAGCAGGAGTAATTGCTTGTAAAGCCGTTGCTTTCAAGTTCGTAAATGCAGTGTCTACCGGCTCAATAGCTTCTCCTAATTCTGCCTGAGCTTGAATTAGTTCCATATTAGCTTCATTATTGTCCCTAAGCGATTTAGTATTTTCATCATATGTTTGTTTACTATTTCCATATGCATTATTAAGTGTATCTGTTATTAATTTTGCCCTCTCTTTCGTAGAGCTACATTTAGCTAATTTTGCATTAAAATCATCTTCACTTATACCTGCCCAGTTTAAAGCATCCGCTAAAGAACCAGTAACCTTAGCAACTTGGGCACTTTCATTTATACTTTCTGTTAAACCTTCTATCGGAATAGAATCACCATAAGCACTCCATACAGCTATCCCTGCACTTAATGTATTACTTAATTCTTCCTCTGATAACTTTAATCCTTGCAAGTTACTAATAGTATTAACTGCAACTTGGTCATCTTGGAAATATCCATAAAGCTCTTTAATTTTTTGGTTGATAAATTCAGTAGAATACCCATACTGAGATGTTGCACCATCAAGTTTAGCCATATTCATTCTGAATTCTTTTGTTTCTTCATTTAGTTCAAATAGCTTTCCAGCTAGTTCACCTATTTTAGAAACTACATTTTCTAATACATTTCCTGCAAATGATGCTATAGCTCCTTTTAGAGTAGTAAAACCACCCTCTGAATTATTAGCTGAATCTCCTAAATCATTTAGTTCTCTAGATAAACTCTCAACGTCATCTTCTGCATTATTAGCTGAACTCTCTAAATCTTCTAATCTTCTTGAGGTTTGGTTAATTTCATTTTGTATATTTTGCTGAGCTGTTTTAGCTCTTAATAATGCATTTTCTAAATTCCTATATTCTGTTGAATTTTCACCTAAAGCTCTTTTAGCTTCTTCTAAAGACTTTTCAGTCAACTCTATCTTTTGTGATGTAGCATCATATTGTCTTTGTAATACTTGTTGTCGTTGAGTTAACAAGTCTGCATTATCTCCGTTATTCTTTAACTGTGCTGAATTAAGTTTTAACTCATTTTGCATAGTTTTTAACGAGTTATTTACTTCTTTAATTCCACTTGTAAACTCGGAAGTAACTGCCTTAAACTCTATTTGTGCTTGTGTCTTTTTAGCCATGTTTACCTCCCTTCTAGCTCTGCCATTTTTATATAATTTATGTAATTATCATATGCACATTTATTTTCGACCACCGACACTAAGAATGAATAATCAGCATTCCAAAATAAATCTTCACTCATACCTAAACAAAGGACATAGTAAGCGTAATAATCTTCTATGTCCTCCAGTTCAAATTTTGGTATTTTAAATTTAGATCCTTTTATCTTTCCTGTATTTTTTATGAATGGTTCTCTGAAACCGCCTTTTTTTTTGGATTAAGTAACTTGTCATTATAATCATTTATTAATATAAAATCTTGTGGTATAGCATTAATAAAAGTTGTATATGTCATAAGTTTTCCATCTTCATCAAGGCTTTCTATATTTGCACATAGATAAGCGACATATAAAGTTACTAATGAATTTTCGAAAACATCTCCTTTGCCAGCCAAAGCACTTGTATATTTTCCATACATCTCTTTTCTTTTATTTTTTAATTGTAGTAATCTAGTAAAATTCAATGTTAATTGTATTTGTCTTCCATCTTCTAATTCAAAATCTAAAAATGTATTTTTCATTCATATACCTCCTATTATGCTATGCTGATGCTTGAGCAAGTTCTGATGTAAATTCAGACATCCATTTTCCTTTTGTTACCTCGTCTAATTCAACTGCCGGACTCTCATACTTGCAATTTCCATAATCATCTGGATAAAGTGAGAACGTCATTTCTATTTCTTGAACTTCCTCACCGCCATTTTCTATCTTATTAGCTGGACCTGTTTTAACAGATACCTTTGGATATGCAATATATTTTATATTTCCATCCTCGTCATTTACTTCTGCTACATAGCAAAATTCTTTATGTCTACTTCTTGTACCATAAGCATATATACCTTCTTTTAAACCTGCTTGATCCATACCAAATAAGTTTACATACAAGTTATAATTTATATGTAAACTTATCTTAGCTTCACCAGTTCCTGCACCTCTTGTTACTGTTTTTTTAACTACACCTTCGCATTTCTTAGTAACAGTTATACAGTCTAATGCTTCTTCTATACTTCCCACACAGCCAACCTTATTAAATGTGCTTGATGACTCACCATTTATTTTAATAGCACTATTCTTTATCTCGTATTCACTGAATACCGTAATTAATTTAGTAGTCAATTATATCTCCTCCATTCTTCTTTGTAATTTTTCTAAAATTATATTTACTGCATTATCATATTCTGCATCTATACCTTTTTCCATAAAATCATTTTGACTATTGCCTTTACTAGTCCCTTCTGCATTTTGTGGAAAGTATAAATAATTAAATTTAGACTTTGTATGTATCCATAGCGTAAGATTGTTTCTAATCTTTCCATCAAGTGGATTACTTGTTTTAGCATGTTGTTTTTTATTTTTCTCTGATACAGGTATTAAATTAGTTATTGATGTAATTAACTTATCCCTTACTTCATTAGCTAAACAATCATTAATAACTCTTTCTGAATCACCTTCAAAGTCCATTATAGCTTCTTGTATTCTTCCTAAATCTTCTTCTTTTAATGAGAAATCAACACCTGCCATTTATATATCACAACCTTTGAATGTTTTAGTAAATTCAAGAGTTAATATTTCTATTACCATCTCTGTATTATTTTTAGTAGTATAATTAAATATCATCGGCTGCTCTTTCAATTTTAATCCAGTGCTTTCTTTAATTACATTTATTACCTCTTGCTCAAAACCTTCTGGTATATAATTTTCCATTATAATGTGTACCTGGTAATAATAGTTTAGATCCATTTTAGAAGTACCACTTTTATTAAACTCTTTTCTATTAAATACAAAGTAATTCCACTCATCATCTTCTTTGCAATATGTTTTTCCGTACGAAACTGGTAATTTAAATGTTTCTAATGTTTCTTGAATTTTTCCAAGTATTCCTGTTAATTTACTCAAGGTTTCTCACCTCTTCTAAATAGAAATATAATTCTCTATTCTTTTTATCTTCGTCTATATAAACAATGTCATATAGTGTATTTTCTATAATAATTTTATGATTATTTTTCAGGCCATTATAAAATCTAGTCTTAACTTTTATATTCAAAGTTCTTGAACTTGCTTCTGCAAACTCTAAATCTTGTTGTCTTTTGTTGCATTCTTCATATGCAAGTTTAACTATAAATTTAAGATTATCTTTAGACTTTATATTTTCCTTAGCTCCAAAATTAACTTTAACAGGTATCTCTTCATAAACTCTAATATAGCCATCATTATAATTGCTTATTTTCTTCATAGTTAATCACCTCATACTTTTGTCTTAGTTGCATTATCTCATTGAAATAATTACTATCAAATTCATTAGTGCAGTTGTTATAAGCATACATACAGTAGTTAAGAAAGAGATTATGCTCTTGTCCTTCTGAGTAATCTATCTTTGCGCCTAACTTCCAATTTAATGTTAATATAGCATCATTAATTATTCTTTCTAGTTTTCTATTTGTTTCTTCTTCATCCCAAGTAATATTCAAATGTTCTTTAAGTTCTTGCAATAATCTTTTATCCATAACTTTTCCTTTCTAAAAAAGAAAAGACTAGTCATGGACTAGTCCTTCTTATAATTATTAAGCTTGTGCTGCTTCAGTTTTTTGTTTTGTAGTTATATATAATTCTTCTAATCCAGATATATCTAGGAATAAAGCTACTGTATCATCTGCTGCTTTTCCAGCACCGTAAGTTTTTATTTTATAATATCTTAAATCCTCTAAGAACTTGTATTCATCTGAATAAGTTATTACACCTTCTTTAGGTCCACCTATAGCCATAAAGTATTCAGAAGGTAAACATACTATTGCTGAACCATCTTTTAACTCATTACTTATAACTACATCAGTAGGAAATGGGAATACATTTTGTGTAAATGTGCCATTCATATTTAATACAGTAGATGCAGGCATTACTTTAGTTAAATAGTCTGTTTGATTGCATATAAATAATACTGAACCGAACTTTCTAGCTCTTCCACCTTTCTCTTTCCCATCCTGTGTATATTTTTCTGTTTTAGATAATTTAGCTAAAACCGTTCCATATTCTTTAGGCATAAATGAAGTTAAAACTACTTTTGCTTTGTCTGGATAAACTCCACCAGTTACAGTTACTTTATGAGATACATCTTTACACAATCCTATTGGTTGATTATCCCCTGTACCAGCTACTATAGCTTTTTCAAGCCCACAAAGTAATGCATCTTTTAATACTGTTCTTATGTATGAATCTAAAAATGTAGGACCTAAATCAAGCATATCAAGTGGTATAGCTGCAAATGCAGATAATTTATTTTGAGTTATATCTACAACCTTAAATGCAGATGTTATTTCTTTTGCTATTGTACTATTTAATTCTCCCCAAACTGCAGTATCTATTGTATGATCATTCAATATCCATTTAGTTAAATATTTGCAATATGTGAAATTAATCTTATCTAATAAAGGATGTTCCTCTGTTAATTCTTTGAAAACATCTTCTATTATTGTTTCAGGCATTATACCATCTATTGTTCCTGGTAAAGCAGCAAATGCTTGTTTTGGATCAGGTGATTTACTAGCTTCTATAAATTTTTCATAATATTTTTCTTCTGCAGAAGTTAATTGTCTATATCCCCTTTGAGATAGTATTGATTTATCTTGTGTCGCTTGATATTCTAAAAAGTCAGTTTTTATATCTTCTGTTACTGCTTCTTGGAATTGTACCCATGCTTGTTTTATTTCTTCTTCATTTCCTCCAGTCATAGCACTTTGAAGTGCTGCTGCTACCTCTTGTTGTTTTAATTTTTTATTTCCTAATAATGCCATTTGCATTACCTCCTAATTTTTTATATATTTTTTATCACATTAAAAAAAGAACTCATATTAAGTTCCTTAGGTTCTTGTTTCTTATTTTGTTGTGGTTCTTTAGGTTTAGATAACATAGCAAAATCTAATATTTCTTGTCTCAATGTTTTTTGCATAAACATATCATTCTTCATTTGCAATAATTGTTTTCTCTCAGATTCTAATAATTGTTTTTCATCTACTTTTATATTCTCTGCTATTTCATCACAAAAGCCATATTCTAAACATTGGTCTGGAGTAAGAATTGTATCTTGGTCCAGCATTTCAATAAGCTTTTCTTCTGTAAGATTTTTAGCTCTAGCTAGGTATACTTGTCTATTAGATTCCATTAATACATCTAAATCATCTGCTTGTTTTCTAAGTTCCTTAGCATTACCTTCACATCTAATCCACATATTATGTATCATCATAGAAGTACCAAGTCCCATTATTATTTTGTCACATGCTAAACAAATTACACTTGCAACTGAATAAGCAAATCCATCAACATAACAAGTCTTTTGGCATGGCTTTCTTTTTAGCATATTATAAATTGCTATACCTTCCTTTACACTTCCACCATAAGAATTAATATATAATTCTATTTCATCTGTATCTGGTATTTCATTTAATTGTTCTCTGAAATAATTTGCAGATGTTTCACTTTCATCATATTCCCAAGTATTCCAATTTAAAGATCCATATGATGTTACATCATCATATATATATAATTGATGCTTATTAGTACCTGCTAATTGATTAAAACTATATTTCATTTTCGGATGTTTCATTTATCTTCTCACCTCCTTCATTTTTTTTAACATCACCTTTCAATCTGTTTTCTACTGTATCATAATTCTTAGTGATAAAATGTTGCTTACTAAAATCAGTATTCAATGGGTCAAACCCTGTTAGTTTCCTTGTTTCATCTATACAACAATTTCCTGAACTAATTAGTTTGTCTACTTTTTCAGCAACATCTAATATATCTATGTGTTTTATTGTAGATGTATCAACTTTTGTATAAGTGCCTTCTAACCAACTATTATAATCTACAGAATACTTTCTTGTTGTTTCAACTGTTATCATATCTGCTAAAGGATCTATACAAAATGTGAGAAAAACTTTAACAATTTCATCCATGTTTGTAATATTACCTAGCATAAGAGATACTGGTATTTGAAGAGCTTGTGCCACAATTTCAAATATATCTTTTCTTAAATTCCTAAAATCTGAACTATCTTTTATAGTTTTAGGTGATATATCTTCTAAATCATATCCCTTGTATTGAGGATATACTGCATTTTCATTTTCCATAAAGTCTTTTAGTTGTTTCTGTACAACTTCTCTAAATGTTTTTTGAAAGTTTTCATCATTTGCTTTGACTTGATCTAAAGATAATTTATATTTTGTACTATTGCTTTTCTTGTAACTTTTAGCTGCATAAGACAATAATTCTCCATACTGATTATATAATCCATCTATTAATTTTTTAACATGTATATCATTTAACTTTAACCTTAGAACTTCGTCACTTTTAAACACCTTATTAAAACTTATTGGTCCAACACTTACCCCTGTATAAATATTCCCAAGTATTGGTCTTTCTTCAACTCCAAAACTATCAGCTACAAATAATTCTTCATTAATATCTAAAAGTATAGTTTCATTCTCATAGATTAATTTTTCAATAGCTTTGTGCCAAAATTGACTGGAGTTTTCATTTTTATTTGGTGAAATATTTAATCTATAATAAAATTTATTTTTAACTTCTTTATTTTTCTCATATACTTTTATTTCACACTTAGCTATTGCATTAGCTATTAATATTATCGCTGTTTGTATAGCTAATTCTTTATAGTAGATTTCTTGTACTTTTTCTTCAATGATATTATCTACTATATTTCCTTCTTGATCTCTTGCATTACCTAAAAAATCCATAAACCATGTTTTTATACTCACAATTTTCTCACCTCCTTATAATTAAAATACCAATGGTGGCATAAAGAATAACTCTGTATCTTCTTCATCCTCTAATACATCTTGTGCTGCAATCATTGCATGAACAAAAGCCATAAACCCATCTGTTTTACGGCTTTTGGGTTCTATTTTATCATACACATAATTACCTAAAGTTTTATCTGATAACTTTGTATTATTTGTAAACCATCTCATCAAAGGATTATCTCCCCAGATAATATTATTATTGCTAAATAAACTAGTAATCACTGGTACTATCTTCATTATGTCACTTGGCCTTACTATTTTTACTTGCTTTTTATCTGTTCCATCTATACCTATATTTTTAAGTGATTTACTAAGCAATGCATATCTAAAGTTATCTACTCCTGTTTTTTCCAAATTGTATTTTATTAATTGTTCCTGTATCCATTCACAAGCTAAATCCGGATTAATTTCAACATCATCAACTATAGTCATCAAACCTTTATTTTCCCATTCTTTCAGAGGTGCTTTTATTCTGCTCTTGTCATTTGAATTTTTACAGAACCATGAATGAGTTATCCAATAATATTTACCACCTTTTAGAAACAATAATCCTACAGATAAAAAGTCATTTAATTTTGTATAGTCAAATCCTATAGTACAACTAGCTCCTTGTAAGTCAGGTATATCTCTATTAGTTGTAAGTATATTTTCCCAACTTGTAACTTCTATATCAGCATCTCTACTTTTAGGAATATTCATCCTCTTAGTCATAAAAGAACTATTTATGTTTGGATTTTCTTTATATTTCTTATATTCTTTCTTTATTTGTTTTAATAATGATGGTCTTTTATACAGTGATGGATTTGCTTTATACCAGTTTTTTTCATCATGACATTCTTCTTCATTGTCTAATCTGCATATAAAAGGTAACTCTCCATTATCTTCTTCCTCAAAATTCAATATCTTTTGTGAATCTTTTATTTTTCCATCTAAAACTGAATCTCTCACATATCCATTTGTTGTAATAAAAAAAGTCCTTGGTTCATCTACTTTACCAAGTCCTGTAATATGAACATCTAATAAATTATAATTTTGATATTCATGTATTTCATCAAATATAATACATCCTGGTCTTAATCCATCTGCAGATTTAGCATTACTAGTTTTATATTTAATATGGCTATTAGTTTTTAAACCTTTTATTTCTTCTTTGTTCCAATAAAAATGTTTTTTCATTTTTTTATTATTTTTAGGATCTGTAAGTACATTATAAACATCATTAAAAGATGTTTTCGCTTGCTCCTCACTATTCGCCACAATATCTATATTATAATTTTTAATCATATTTACATCTGAAGTTAAACAAAAACATATGTACGAAATAAAAGCATTTTTACCTGCTCCTCTACCTACCATGCAAAATAATGTATCCCAACGCGGTGTATCATCTTGGCTTATATAAGTACATAGCATTAATACTAATAAACACTTTTCCCATGCAAATAATTCAAACGGAAAATATTTCTGATAACTTAAATACTTTTCTGCTTTTGCTTCATCGACATATATGTCTTCTGTATCAAAAACATGCTTTATATATTTTGCAAATTTCTTTTGTTCCTCACACATAGGGAAAGGCTCATTATCTATCATGTCTAAATATTCATCTATATATTTATTATAACTCGTCATCTGGATCATCTACTTCTTTTTGAGGGATGATTAATTTACACCTACTACTTATTGTAAGACCTAAATCCCTAGCACTACTTTGACATTGCTTAAATGATTTATCTTGCATATTTTGAACTTTATTTATGTCATCTAAATATATTTCCATTTCACTTTTAGATCGTTTTTTTATAAGCTCCGTTAACATTTTCGTATAACTTATATATAATCTTCTAGCAATAATATATCTTGCTAAACAGTCTTCATCTAGTTCAGTAAATATTCCAACAGTTAATAATTTATTTGATATCTCTGTAAATGTTTTTTTCTCTGCTGCATTTAAATAAGTTGGTGCCTTAATTTCAGTTAAATTTACTTTTATTTCCTCAGCTTCTCTTTTTTCTACTTCATCCTTTGTTAGATGTTTTTTCCCTTTAGCTTTTATAAGATTTATTGGTTCTCGTGGCCTCACCAAAATTAATCACCTCCTTATTCAAATTTTCATTTAGGGAGTTTTTTTCCTCTTGTCTACTACCCTCCTCCGTTGAAACGCCCCCCTTTTTCAAAAGGGGTTATGGGGGTGTGGGGGGTACTTTCTACCACTTTTCTTCATTTAATTGCTCTTTAACTTTAAATTTATTTTTTTCTGGGTGTAATTTGTTATGACACCCCTTGCAAACTGCTATTAAGTTTCTATATTGATTGCCTTTGTAAGTATAATACCTACTCAAGGCTAGACTTGGATGCTTTCTTACAAACTGTACATGATGTACTGTATCAGCTTTAGTAATCTTGCCTTGTCTCTTACACTCTTGACATTCATAATGCTGTTCTTCCAATACATCTTCTTTAAGATGTCTAAACTCTTTTCCTTTATAGAACTTCCATAATTCATCAGCTTCTATTAACTCATTAATCCATTTAACTAACTCATTACTTTTCATTTGATATATTATTCACCTTTATAACTTTCATTACATATTGTCCTAGCAATGAGTCAACTTCATCACTATCAATATTTTCTCCAGATTCTTTTTGGTCCTGTAGTTTAACTAATTTATCAAGCACTTCATATATTTCATAATGAATATCTCTCATTTTCTTTAATGTTTCATTCTTTTTCATTTAGTCACCCCTAATAATCCTTTCAACTTATTTCTATAAGTATTATTATTTGTTACTCTCATTAAGCTTTCTATCTCCCATCTTCTAGGTGTATTTGGCAACTTCTTTCTAACACATAGATCTACTATTGATTTAGCTTTATTGAATGATTGTACATGAGTATGTCCTCTACTAAATTCTTTCTTAGTATTGTGTACTATATATCCTTGCTTAACTTTATATATAGAATATTCTTTACGTCGGAATATTCTTCTAGCACCTTCTGATTTATCCCAGTTAGGTTTTTCTCTCATTAACTCTTCAAACTCCCAAAGCTTTTCATCAACTTCTATTGTTGGTTTAATAACCTTATCAATATCTACATACACTTTTTTCTTTTCATTTCATCACCATATCCTTTTAAACATAAAAAAGAACCCTAGTATAAACTAGAGTTCCCTCGTGGATTAAGTATAAAATTTCTATATTAACATTGTAACATGTTGCAATCACACTGTCATCAAACACTTTTCACACACTTAATCACACTTTTATGCTATTAACTCATTAAGTGCATCTATTCCCCAAAGTAGTAAACTCAAGTCTTTCAGCACTTCATTACTCCATTTCTTTGGAGTATTAATACTACAATATAATTTCTCTGAAATCTCCTTATTTGAGTTTTCTTTCATAAAAAACATTTCAAATGCTTTATATTTATCTTCTTTCTTTTTACTTTTATATTCCTTCTTAACTATGGCTAAAGCTTCATCAATAAATGAAATCATTGTAGCAGTTCTTATTTTACTTTTCAAAATACTCTTGATAAACTTTTCATCTGCTAAATCTAATTCTATTTCTTCCATATTCAATTCAATATCATTTAAATATTCATCCACATTCGATATCTTTGATTTATTATTTATTTTAATATGCTGCTTAAATTTATTGTAATTTTTCATTAATACGTATGTATTATGTAATATCTTCTTTTCTCTTTCCCTTTTTATATCTTTTAATATTTCCCTTTTTAGTTGTTTTCTGATATCTGGCATCATTTCTCTTATAATCTCTTTAGAAAGTTCTTTGGCTATTTCTTCTAACTGTCTACTTTCCTGATGTTTATCCATTACTTTTTCCCCTTTCAATAACAAATACTTTTCGAGCTCCTCTTCCTTTTTTACAAAAAGCATATCCTTCATTTTCATTTGTTATATAAGCAGTATCTGCTTTTTTAGGTAATACATTGTAATATCTTATATAATCTTCTTTTATTGTTACACTTTTTATATTACAAACTACTAGGTATTTATTAACTTCATCTATTGTATTAAAGTCCTCTTGTTTGGCTACTAAGCACACAATATTACTATCCTTATCTCTAAATTGCATTAACCTGTTGTCATTCCTAAAAGGGTATTTCTTCATCATCTATTGCTTGAAAACCATTTGGATCTAATCCATCTGCAGGTGTAAAATGTGGTTCAAATGTTGGATGTCCATTGTTATCAGCTTCTTGATTAGATTTATTTTTGCTTTCTAAGAATTTTACTTTTTTAGCACTTACTTTAGTAAATGTTCTATTTTCTCCAGATTGTGTTTGATATCTATCTACCTTTATACTTCCTTCTAATGCTATTAATCTTCCTTTCCCAAGATAGTTAGCACATGATTCAGCTATCTTCCCTACCACTTCAACTGGTATAAAGTCTGTATCTTTGCTTCCATCTTTTTTACTATAATCTCTATCTATAGCTATAGTAAAACTTGTAACTGGTGTTCCACTCCCTGACATAAATTTCAACTCTGGGTCCTTTGTTAATCTTCCAACTAAAATTACACTATTCATTTTATTTATTATCCTTTCTTGTTACATTGTAGTTATCTAGTAACCACGCAAATTCACATACATTGAATTTTTCATATTTACAATATCTACATTCGTTGCAGTTTACATCTTCAAATTTTTCATATTTATTTTCTAATTCTCCAATATTCACTAATGTAACTTCTTCTTTTGGTTCTTTAGCTACAATATCAAAATTAGTTTTCATTTCTTCTATTAACTTTACATCTTCTTTATTCATTGGCATGTTTAGATTTTCTAAAAAATTATTATGCTGCGATAACTCTTTATTCTCTTCTATCAAGTTACATATCCTATTTTCTTTACTCTCTATGTCCGCTTGTAACTTTTTATTTTTTACTACCATTACTTGATAGCTTTTTCTCCAAGATTCTAGGTATTCTTTTGTATACTTATTTTTATTCTTTAATATTTCATTCTCTTTAATTAACTCGTTGATGTATTTTCTATTATTAAATATTTTTATCAACTCCATTATTTTCTTCTAAATAAACACATTTTTTACAATAATCTGATTCTCTTAATGAACAATATGAACATTTAGTATAATTTTTGCAAATTTTACAATCCTTTGGAAATTCTCTTATAAAATCAATTTTAGTTGAATTCCATACATCAATTAAACATAAATTATTTGATAAACTTGCCATTGTACATTCGAAATAATTTTTCATTTAGTCTCCCTCCTACTATCCCTTTTAACTTCGCTAATTAAATTTATCTCACTTATTTTGAATGAAAATATGCAGTAACCTATATCTAATCCATATTCTCCACCGTTAAATATATAAGTTATTTTCCCTTTTACATTCCCCCCTGTATGTTTAACTCCATCAAATTCATTAAGAATTATTGCATCACCAGTTTGAAAATCTCTATCATTTTTTCTTATTTCAAAAGTTTTTTCATGATTTATAACTCTTTCAAAGTACTTAGGTAATATCTTTAGTTCATGTGTTCTCATAAATTTCCTCCACTTAAAATAACTTATCTAATTTCTACTTTCATTTCTCCTGTACCATTCATATTTATTGTCATAGTTGCATCTTCTTTATCATCTCTTTCTGGTAATATCTCGTTAGCAACTTCAACCATTTTTAATAAAAATAAAGTGTTTTTATAATCATTTTCAGTTAGTAAATTTTCTCCACACTTAGGGCATGGTCTATTTAACCATTGTTTGTAATCTTCAACTTTAATACTCATATCTACAAAATCACATTTTGGATTATCACATTTAATACCACCTATATTCATTTCTAAAGCATTTTTCATAATAACCTCCTACACTTCCTGTAAATGTCTCTTAGTTATCCAAGCACATTTATTTTTCTTTCCATGTCCTTCGCAATCATGGCCATTTATATCTTTATCAAATTCCACACCTACATAGGTAAAATAAAACCCATCTTTAAAACAAATTATTTTGCCTTGGTCATTAATCTTTATATCTGTATTAAATAAATTTGTATTGTTTTTAACTTTAACTCTATCCCCTATTTTCATTTGTGCTCTCCTCTATATCATTGATTAAAAATCAACATCTTCTAAATATACTATTGCTGTAAAACTCAATACTGAATATGCTTTTTTATCTAAAAATTTTCTTGTCAACGTTCCTACTGGTTTAATTTTTCTTACTTCTTTTTCTAATAAGCTTGGTACTTTTTCTTTTAGTTCATATTTATAAAACAGTCCTATCCCTAAGTTGAAAATATCAAACTCAGATACTTCTACTAATTCTTTAAGCTTCATTTATACTAATCCCCCTAACTAATAAGATAGTTATAATTAATTTCTTTTCTAAGTTGGCTTATTTTATTTGAAACATGTCCTTGTGTTTTGCCAATTAAACAACCTATTTCAACTTGTGAATATCCTTCTTCTAGATAATGAACTATTGTTTGTATATCCTTTATTTTGGAATTTTGAATTACATCATCTAATTCTATGTTTTTAAAATCTTCTTTTGAGTCAACTAGATTATTTATAAATTCAATATCTTTGTCAGTACTGCAATTATTTGCATAAACATTAAGTGAATAAATTAAGTTATCTCCAAAATCATCTCTTACTCTTTTGGAACCAAAATATCTATGTAGTCTTCCCCATATATATTGAATTGCATAAGTTGAGAATTTAGCTTTACTACTGTCATAATTCTTTGCTGCTATAATAAGATTCAACATACCTTCTTGCAATATATCATCTTGATATTTTCCATTTTCTAACAACATATAATGTCTAAAGTGTTTCCACAATGTATATGGTACTATTTTTTGATTTTCTATTATAAACTTGTCTAGCTCTTCTTTTGTCATTTTTCTATCTCCCCTTTATTTCATAAAACTTATTATAACCTTCCCAGTATGGATCCAAATGTAATCCATAACTATACGCTAACAATGCTTTTAATTTGTCGCCTTGATAAAAATTTAAATACTTTAAAAATATTTCTTGCTCATCTTTAGCTTCTATTTGATTTTGAGTAATCTTAATCCATTTATCTTTTGATTTCATATATATCCCCTTTTTATTATTTGGTAATCATTTGAGAATAGAGAATTAAGACTATAACAGTTTAATCCTCTATTCTGTTGCTAAAATAAACTTAATTGTTCCGTTATATTATCTGTTTTTATATTTCCGTTTATAAATAAATCTATTTGCTTTGCTAATTCTTTATAAGTAATTATTTCTCTGCTTACATTTCCTTTATTATCAATCGTCCACGTTACTTCTACACCTTTTTCCCAACCTTGATATCCTATAAGTTCTCCTTTTTTTTTTATTTGCAGACTCATTCCAGAATTTAAATATCTCTCCTTAAGATATCTTTCTCTCTTAGTTGTTCCTCTTTCTTTTTTTATAAAGTCAATTATTTCTTTTGATGCTCCTCTTACACAAGGACATCTTTCAGCTAATTGTTTTAATATTTCGATTGGCATTAACTCACCTACTTAAATCACTTCCTTAAGTCTTTAGTTACTTCATTTATTTTTTCTGTTAATCTAGCTATGTTTACTCCTACTTTTGTTAATTCAGCATCTTTTTTTATCAACTTATTTGTATTCATAATCAATAATTGTTTTCTAGTTATCAATACTAAATTAGTCTCACTTAAGTTGTTTTTATCTCCATCCGCAAATATAACTACCTGATTTGAATTTAGTTTTATATCATGATATCTTTCATACATGACTCTATGTTTCAATCTCCATTTATTAGGTTCAGCAACTTTTATTTCATGATATCCATCCACATTTATTCTTTCACTTCTAACTTCTTTTTTATTTTGTGGTATATGCCCTGATTTAAATGAGGTTTTATTCCATCTCATATAGCCTTTAGTTCCTTTATTAAATGGAATTCTTCCTTTTTCAAACTTACCATCAAACCCAGTCAATAAGTTATACCTTTTAATTGCACCTATAACTTGGCTAAGTCTAAATTCATACTCAAATTTATCATTCATCATTTCGTGTATTTCTGTATAGTGTCTTCCAGGAGTTATTTCTTTCAAATATTCTTTTTCTTCATCACTCCACTTATGCTGCTTAACTTCGTTTTTTAAACATTGTACTTTACCTTGCATATTTTAACCTTCTAACATCTTTGGCATATTATTATTGTTAGGTCCATACTCTGCTTGCATTTGTTTTGCTCTTAATACTAATGACCCATTGTCTATTATTTGTGTTGATATACTTGCAACCGCTTTAGCTCTTGATAATTCCTCCTGTAAATCCTCACCTTTTAAATCTTCATCACTTAATCTCTCTAATTGTGCAAATAAATGATTGTTTAAATCTCCTAAAGTATTTTTCATTTTATACCCTCCACTTAAAATATAGTTTTAATATTTAAATAATCTTTTATAACTTGTATAGCTTCATCTGCTCCATTGCATCTTACCGCTTTATATCCATAGCTATTTAACTTTTCTATCCATTCTTTCTGCTCCTTAGATAGTCTCTTAGTTTTATCAGCCTTTAACTCTATCCAAAGTCCATTATATTTCTTGTTTGGTACTGGTAAACAAATATCTGGTATTCCTCTTTTTAAACCCATTCTTTTAAGTTCTGCTCCCATTGTCTTACTTCTTTTACCCTCGTTAGTTATATGGAATATCATGTCTAGTTCTGGATACTTTACCTTTTGCCATTCACACCACTCTATGATCGTCTTTTGATGTGATGATTCTAAATTATTTTTCATTTGTATCCTCCCTATCTTTTTTCCGAATAAGTATATATTTGAATAGTATCTTTTTCTCTCCCTTGAGATATCGCCCCACAATTTAAACAATTACTAACAATGCCCAGATGTTTTACTTTTAGATACAATACTTTACCTCCACAAATTTTACAGGCCTGGTCTTTTCCTCCTACAACCTTCTTCATAAGCTTCACCCCTAACTATATAGTTCACCTATCTTAATAACCACATATGTAATTACTCCAGCTAATGCAGATATTATAATCAATTCAACTACCTTACTCATCTGATTCACCTCTAAATATTCCGTTCCATACTGCACCTGCTACAAATCCGATACTTATCAAACAAATTGTTCCTATTATTTTTATAATAATCAACACTTCCTCCCCCTTTTTCAATGCCGACTATACAAATTCTTTAATATCCCATCCTCTTTGCTCAAGCTTCTTAACATGTTTTTCTAATCCTGCATTTAACTTCATTAGAAGGCCTTTCCTATCTAAAATATTTATCATAACCTGTAGCACATCATAAAATTCTTCTATACAGTTTTCATCATCATATGCATCTAAAAATTCAATAGCTTCCTCTACAAATTGTTCTATCTCTACATCAATAGGTAAGTCATTTGTATTAAGCACTGGCATCTTTTTTTCAATATATTTATTTTTAGTTAATACTATAGCTGGTGCTATCATAGATTCACTCCTTGGATTTTCTTCGTCATCAAAGTTGTCAGCAAATATTACAGTATAATCAACCTTTTTTATTTCACTATCTCCAAACACTTTTAATGCTCTTTTTTTACTAACTGTATGTGATTGGATTTCAGTGTCAAACTTTATGCTGCAAAACTCAGTCTTAAATATTTCTAAAAAATCTTTTAATATCATACTTCTCTCCTATTTAAAATTCTTAGTTTTATAGCTACATTTAATTTCATCTTCTAATTATGTATTTTCAATAATTAGAGCATTTTTTCCAATGTGCTAATAAGCTCATTATTATGTAGCTTTTGTTTTTTATTTTTAATTCTAATTTTTTTAGTTTTATTTGCTTTATGTTGTAATTTTAGAATCGAATTTATTTTGAATCTTTCTATTTTCTTATTACATTGATTAGCATATTTTTTTAAGTTTGATATGTCATTTTCTAGGCTTTCTATTTTGTACTCCTTTTGATTTGTTTCTGTATCATGCTTTTCACATAACTTAACTACTGTCTCATTAAGATTGTCTATTTCTTCATTTTGGTTTGCCATTTCATTAAGTAATAAGCAATTTCTATCTTCTAGCCCATCAATTATATCCTTAAGCTTATTTACTTCTTTTTCATGATTTTTTCTTAAAATAAACATACATTTTACCTCTTTTTTATAAATTTCACTCAATCCTTATAAGTGTGTATGAAAAATACATATAACCAGTTCCTTCATGTGTTCCTGCTTTTACGCTATTCTTGTCTACATAATAGTTTTTATATTTCTTTGGTATAGTTGTATCTGTTTTAAAACTATCCGCTTTTTTAATTATTTCTTTTTTTACTATAGGCTTGTCCAGGTTACGACTACTGCTATATCTTTTTCTACTTAGTTCAGCTTCTGTTCCAATAACTTTATTTGTATACTTAAGTAAATAAGATGCTAGTTGCTTATATTGTCCTGAACTATCTAGTGGGTTAAAATTACATCTACCTTTAGTCCATATCTTAGTTACTACTTTTGGATCTATATTATTTATTACTAAGTGATGATGTAGTGCTCCCCTACTTCCTCTTTCCATAACATGAACATACTTTAAATCTTTATCTTGCTTTTTATATTCTGCTCTAAGTTTTTTCAAGAATGTTTTTATATCATGTTGCATATCTTCTTTAGTAACTGGTCTCTTATCTTTTTCATAGTTAAGTACTAAGTGATAATCATTTTCTTTAAAGTTTGTATTTAATAACAGTCTTAGTTTTTTTTCTGCTAGTCTGTTATTTATTTTCAATTGTGCATCTTTTGTATTATTTTCTATTGGTCCTCTTACTGTTTTTTTACTTTTATACTTTTGTGTATAATATTTATTTATTTCTATTGTTTTACCAGCAATTATTATTTCTTTTACATATGGCATTTTATATTTCCCCACTTAATAAATCATCTAAATAGCTCTTAAGTTAATACTCTTTATCAAGTCTAAAAAGTCTCGAAAATATTCAAATTTAGCTATTCAATGCCATATAAATATGATATAATTTTATTAAGTTAAATTTTTATATGGCATTTTCAAAAGGCTCATATTTGCCCCACAAATATGAGTTTTTTTCTGTTTATTTCCCCACATCTCTAATTTTCTTTGCTTCAATGCACATTTCGATAAAACTTAAATTACTCTTAGCTTCTTTATATTTGTAGTCTGCTCTTAGTCTATCTGGATGTCTTGGATCATCTACTGTAAGTTTTAATATCCTTGCTTGTTTTTCAGTTCTTTTCACATCTTGCATATAGTTTATTTTTAATATGTTTAATTGCTCTAATGTCATTAACTTTATTTCATTAGCTGCATACTCAACTATGTCCATGTTTACACCTCCTTAACATATTTATTAAATTCCATCTTCCCACTTTCTATCTACAAAATATTTTTTTATTCCTAAATATTTTTTTGATAACTCTTTTACCATTAAAACCTCTCTTACATTTGGAGTTAATTTGAAAATTTTACAATAATCCATGTATGCATTAAATAATCTTGCATCCATTATTTATCCCCCTTAAAATTTGCCCCCTCTTGCTATAAATCGTTCATAGCTCAATCTGTCAATCAACCATTTTCTACCGACTTTATTTACATGAAATTCTTTACTTTCATCCCCAAACTTTGCTAATGCAAGCGCATAGTTACGACAGCATTTTATATACTTTTGAAATTCTTCAACTGTTAGATATTCACGAGGTGCAAAATCCTCGTGATATCTGAATTTTTCAATTATATCAACTACATCAACTCTATCTATAATTGCTTCAAGTAAACTTTCCTGGTCTATGTTACGAACAATCATTTTCTGTACTTCGCTTGACATTACTAACTGCCCCCTTTTCTTCTTTTTTTTGTACCATGTATAATGTATCTACAACTATTGCTAAGTTTTCTATTTTAGTTTTATCTAACATTTTAATTTTCTCAATTATTTCCATTTGTCTATGAGTCACTATTTATCCCCCCTTTTGATACTTTGTAATAATATTGTAGGTTATAATTTATACATAATCAACATATATTTTATAATTTGTTATTTTTTTTGTTGATTATGTATCAAATTAAAGGTTATACTATACTTAGAAATTAAGAAAAGAGGTGATTGCTATGATAGGTGAAAATATAAAAACTCTTAGAACTTTTCTTGATCTTACTCAAGAAGAATTTGCTAAACAGGTAAATTTAGAAAGAAATACAATAGCTTTAGTAGAGCGAAATAAAAGAAATTTATCTGATAAATCGATTAATTTAATATGCACTAGATTTAATGTAAATAAAGACTGGTTGATTGAAAATAAAGGTAATATGTTTTTAGAAACAATTTCTGATAATCATATATCATTCTTGATGGGCCAACTTGATCAATCGGAAAATGAGGAGCTAATAAAACAAATTTTTTATAAACTATGTAAGCTTAATAGTAAGTATCTTAATATCATTGATGAAATACTAGATACATGGAAATAAAAAAGCAGATAATTATCTGCTTATTTTCCCCAATATAAAGTAATATATAGACTCTAACACTTTTATATTATTTATGCCTTTTATAAGTTCTATAATATTATTTTTAGTTTTTTCTATGTCATCCATTGACATGTCCCCCTTGTTTTTATTTTACAATACAATTATAGAACACTTGTTCTTTATCATCAACAATTTATTTTATTGACAATATGTGTATAACAAAATTGTACCACTAAAAAAAACGTATAAATATTCGTACGAATAATATTTTCGTATGTCAGCAAAGGTGGTATACAAATGTTAAAAAAGGCTAGAAAAAAACAAAAAATTACACAAAAAGAGTTGGCTGAAATGACAAAAATAAGTCAATCGTATATAAGCAAATTAGAAATGAATAAGTTTGTTCATTCTCCAACAATAGCTTATATTATCGATTTAGCCCAAGGTCTTCATATGAATGTTTATGATCTGGCAAAATATTTTATTGATAAAGAATTAGAATATAGAAAGGATGTTAATCATGAATAATATTAAAAGCTCTTACATCAGAAAAAGAAATAACAAGCATTACGTATATATTGAATATATTGATGAGACTGGAAAGAAAAAGCAAAAAAATTGTGGTTCTTTTGAAAACAAAAAAGAAGCCGATAAGCTTCTTGTAAAAATTAAAAATGATATTAATAATAATAAATATTCTATACCAAGTAGTATAACATTTGTTGATAGATGCTACAAGTATTACAATGATAAAGAAAACTATCATAGTCCTAATACTACGAAAACTGCTAAGTATATGATAAAAAATCATATAGCTCCTTATTTTAAAGATATAAAATTAACAGATATAACAACTTCTATGTTTCAAAGTTTTATAAATGATCTATACAGTAAAGATAGAAAACTAAAAACAATTACACTTGCAAGAAATATCTCTATCGCTGTTATTAATGAAGCATATAGATTAAAAGAAATTAACGAAAAAATATCAGACTTCATAGTTTATCCAAAAAAAGATAAAGATGTAACAACTGATATATATAATCTTAATGAAGTCAAATATCTTTTAGAGCAAATAAAAGGCAATCTAACATTAGAAATACCTATTAATCTATTTTGTTATTGTGGAATGAGAATTGGAGAAATTACCGCTCTTACATTTGATGATATTGATTATGAAAATAATATTATCAATATAAATAAAATTCTTATAAATGATAATAAAGAGTTCTTATTTAAAAAGCCTAAAACTACTGGTAGTGTTAGAAGCATTGCAGCTCCATCACATGTTATAGAATTAATTAAAACAGAAAGAAAAAGACAAAATTTATTAAAACTTCAGGGAAAATTAGTTAATGAAAAAAATATTATATGTTTAAATTCTCGTAATGGTTATTGGAGAGCTTCTGTGTTTGCTAAAACATATAGACAGTTTATAAGTACAATAAATATGAGATATGTTAGACCACATGCTTTACGTCACATTCATGCTACACTTTTACTTTTAGGTGGTACAGATATGAAAACAGTAAGTGGAAGATTAGGCCATAGTGATGTAAAGATTACAATGAATACCTATTCACATGTATTAAATGAAATGGATAGAAAAGCAGTAGAAAATATAGAAAAAGTACTACTTTAA